GTACTGAGTGTCCATAACTTGATTGAGCATATTAGCGAAGTCTCTGTCTATTTGTTCTTTTGGGAAAGTTGCGGAGGCATTTCGTGTGATAAAAGACTTACTAGTTTGACGACCGCGAGCATCTGTATAAGTGGTATTACCAGCTTTGACATAAAGACGATCCCTATCACTAACAATACCAAGGCGACCAGCAACAACGGCTCTTCTCTCAGCCCTTTGAAGCTCCAAAAGCTTTTTATCAACAACGGTGACTTCCCTTCCAATAGTATCTCCCCAAGAGCCTGACGCACGACCTGTATCGGCATCTAGAACTCCCCTTCTAACACGACCTCTAAACCCTACTTTGATAAGGTTCTGACCAACCATCATATCAAGAAGCTTACTTCCTTCTTTATGGTAGTCTTTTAGTGTGTGTTTAGCGAGAGGATTAATGTTTATAAATTCTTTCGAATACATCTTACCAATATTGATAGCAAGAGCATCATAATCGGTAGATTGACCGCTAACAATAAGCTTTGTAGCTTTGGTTATTACGTTGAGGGCCTTCTCATCTACTAGTTTAGACGTAGGCTTTTTACGAGCGGTGCTTAATTCTAAATCAATTATTCTTCTTATTTGCTCACGACCATTAGCAAAGGTTCTTGATATCCAGGAGTCTGTAGGAACTTTTTTCTTCTTAAGAATATACTTATCATAAAGTTTAGCCCAAGTAGGATTGTCTTTCCTAAGTCTCTTCACAAGCCTCTTTTTAGTTGGGTACTTATCTGTTATACCACTAAAGTAAGTCCTCATAGGCGCTCTTCCAGTAAGATAAGCTTTCTTTGCTAAATCCACTCCTTCTTTATTTCTCCAGTTATTTATGTACTTTTGATCTTTCATTAGGTTCTTTTGTAAAGAGTCAAAAGTGTAGTAATCACCCATAATCTGAATCTTAGGTGTGTCGTCTGTCATAAATCTAGAGAAAAGAGAAGAACGTTTCCTAGAGCGTGTGTCTAGAAGCCTTGATACGTTTTGTACCGCAAACCTGTTCTCTGCTTTAACAACTGCAGAAAGGTCTTTCCATTTTGTTTTATCTTTAGCAAATCTTTCAAAGACAACCCGTAAGTTTTCTGTTACGACTGTTTGTTGATTTACAGAGATCTTCCCCTCCAAGGAATTCGCCATGTCCTCAATAAATACTTTCTGCTCATTAGAAATTAGCTTAGAACCTTTCATAAAGTCGGTTCTTTCTTGTAACAGAGTGTAATCAGGATCATAAAGATTGTTGTTCTTTACTTCCCCAGTCATGGGGTCAGCAGAGAAGTTCCTTTCATCAAACTCATTGGCAACTCTTCGCCTTGAAGCTTGCTTACCTACTAACGAAGTACCTTTAAAGTCTGTTAGGGCAAGCGTACTATTATAATCATCAGAGTCTTGCAAGAATACATTACGTAGATCACTTTTATGCTTGGGGTTGTTTAGTAAGGAGTTTGGGGTAGAGGCTGTTGCCCCCATCTTAGTCTCTCTAAGTTTTTGCTTAGTGGGAAAGATTGAGGTCATTATAGCAGCCTTCTTCCTTAAAGCTGCAATAGATAAACCCTTGCCTTTCGGTGTAACATAGTCTGCAACCTTTAAGGCACCTGTCTTAAACAAAATAGCTTTCTCAACACCCCCTAGAAACTTTTCTTGCACAGAAAGCTTCTGGCCTCTTAGCCACTCTGTAAAACCTTTTGTCTTTGGAGGTTGGCCTGTCATCTTAGACGGGTCTAACTTATTTAACTCAGTCTTCTTAAGTTTAGAAGTGTTTGAATTTAGAAGGTCTTCTTTGCTCTTTAGTACAGGAACAAGAGTGCTACGGCAGTTGAAGTGAAGAGGAGGCTCCCAGTTCTTTGCTTCTTTTTCTGTATAGAACTTTCCGTTGTGGTAAGAGCATACAGGGCTTGTCCTACTGTCTAGGATAGCCGTAAATATAAAACCACTGATGAGATCTTTATTTTGATCTGCCACAGTGCGAAGTGCAAGTGTTTGCGTACTTGTGATAGCTGTTCTCGTAAGCGTTTTCGCCTGATGCTCAGTAATCTTAGTAGTTTTGAGAACGTCATTGATTATCTCCTTTTCAGTTAGACCTTTTGCAAGGCCCCCTCTGACTCTAGTTTGTATGCGAACTAACTCCGCTGAAGATATGTTCTTTATGTTATTAGTAATAGAACGTGAGCCTTTAATATTGGGTCCTGTTATTTCCGTAAGAAACTCTTTGCTTCTAGGTCTTGCTGTATTATAAAACTTTCCTACTTCTTTATCAATATTCTGCGTGTGAAAGTCTAACTGTGAAGTTGAGAACTCTTTTAAGCTGCTTGTTTGATGAACTAACAGCTCTCTACCGAACCTATTGACCTCTTTAGTAGCATCAGCTCTAATGTTGCCTGTAAGTAAATGTTTTAATTTCTTCCTATGGCGCTTTACAATACGTCTGTTTTGTAGCTGAACGCCTTCCTCGTATAGTCTAACATCTGAAGAATGGTCTATTATACGATCAAATAAGTTATCGTTTATACTTATACTTGACATCTAGTACTCCATTGAGTAGTTAGCGTTTTAATTTTCTTTTGGTATTCCAAATAGCCCATCGAAAGCAATTGATAACACTATAGGAAGGAACAGCCCCTTCAACACGCTTCTTTCTTAGGTGTCTATACCAAAGAAGGTATTCATTCTTCAATCTGAACACTGTCATCGGGTGTCTGTTGTGTTAGCGGGTCAGTCATAATAGCTTGAACCGCAGTCTCATCATCATAATCAGCAGGTAGAAAATCATTAAACTTAGCAATGTTAATCCAAGTATCACGACTAATAAGACCGCTTTGATACCATTCTGAAACTAGACGCATATTACCTTCTCCACCAACCATAGGTGAGAAGTCACTAGACAGACTAAAGATTAGATCATTACCATCATAGTTTGTGTTGTATTTCCAGTTAAGCATAAAGGTAATTACCTGTTGCATAGTCTGTGAGACTTTAGCGTTAAGCGTTCCTAGCTGTGCTGTCTGGGAGGCATTCCGAATCTCTAGAGCAACACCTGATGCAGCCTGTTCAGGGGATAACATTCTGATACCCATCCTAGACATTTCTTCAATAGTGGCTTCAATGGCTCTATCCATGTCTGAGAGAGCAGCAGTCGGAGTCTCTAGTACGTTAATACTTTCACCCGCCCTTACTCTTAACCAGGTACCAAGACCAGCATTAACAATGTCTTCAAACTCATCATCACTCATGTCAGAGGACACGATAGGTGTGTAAGTTGCTGCTCCGTATAGTAGGTGGTTACGTCTAGACACTTTGTTGTAGAGAGCTATCTCTCTGTCAATTAGAGGCATAAGAATGGGTTCTACCGCATCAACGTGTCCGTTTAAAGCCCAAGCAGGGATTCTGTTGAGTCTCGTACCGTGTATCTGTGGGAGAACTGTATCTATCTTCTCAAAGCCACTATTAATGTTTTCAAAGTACTCACGACTAATCGTACCATTAAGAACATCAACATTCTCTGCTGAACTTTTCTTACGATAGTAGTCAAGTACTAGCTTCCCCGACTCATCAAGATAATGATCACATACCATATCAACATAATCAGGATGCCAAGGACTCTCTGAGTAGTCTTCCTCAACATAACGAGTTATAAACCTTGTTAGTGTCTTTTGCCTTGTAATAGGATGAACTTTGGTTTGATAGTTAATAACACTTTCTGCCTTAATAAGAACAGGATACGGATTAATCATCATTCTCTCTTCGAAAGACATAGAATCATAATCATCATCACTTATCTTTGGATGATCAACATAAACCCAAGCACGAGAGGTTTGTAGTTCTTCCCATAAGGCTTGATCCATAAAGTTAAATAAAGACCTACCATCAAGAGTGAAGTTGTTCTCTATCCAGTCTTTAGTCTCTTCCGCTAGGGGTAAACTTTCTGGTAGCTCTAGTTGTGATTGCTTACGTAATAAAGAACTAATCAACAACCTGGCATACTGAGAGGTTAATCCTGGAAGTTCAGCTTCTGACCTAAAGAAGTCATACTGTTGTTGAGACATACTAGGACTAAAGGGTAGCAGTAGATTCTGATAAGTCTTATCAAGCATCTCATCATGTGCTTTAACATTGGCTTGTCCTTGTAATACAGCACGGGACTTCTTCCATAAAGACACAAGAGAATGATAAGCATCAGAAGGGTCTGCTACTGACTTCTTAGTTGTTTTAGATGGTTTCTTAAGTAGAGCCATTATATTATCTCTTCCTTATTGTTTATTATTTAATATATAATTAAAATATACACAAACATAGGTATACTTTAAAGTTACATTAGTATTATATTCTTTATTAATTAGTTAATTAGTATATAATTAAAATATATACAAATAAAGGTATCATTAAAGGGATCATTAAAGGGATCATTAAAGGGATCATTAAAGGGATCATTAAAGGGATCATTAAAGGGATCATTAAAGGGATCATTAAA